GTAACTGTAGGAAAACCTAAAAGAAAAAATCCTGGAGTTCACTCTAAAAACAAATCAAGCAAACTTAAAAACTCACGCAACTATAGAAAGCGTTACCGGGGTCAAGGTAGATAGTTGGTATTCTGATTCGTTTTATATAAATTCTAAATTAAGATATGTATATATATGAGTCAAGCAGATATCAAAAAAGTTATAGCGCAAGAGTACGTTAAGTGCATGCAGAATCCGGCATACTTCATGAAGAAGTATTGCTATATTCAACATCCGAACAGAGGTAGAATCCTCTTTCACCTATATCCTTTTCAGGATAAAGTACTTCATTTATTTAAGGATAATAGTAATATTATCACTCTCAAGTCTAGACAGCTCGGTATCTCGACATTAGCCGCTGCTTACTCATTATGGCTGATGTTATTTCATAAAGATAAAAACGTTCTTGCTCTTGCTACGACTCAGGCAACGGCTAGGAACCTTGTCTCTAAAACTATCTTTATGTACGATCAGTTACCTAAATGGCTTAGGTTAAAATCTGTAGAAAAGAATAAACTATCCTTAAGACTCAAAAACGGCTCTAGAATAAAAGCAGCTTCTTCTAGTTCTGATGCAGCACGTTCTGAAGCAGTATCGCTACTTGTAATTGATGAGGCTGCCTTTATAGACAACATTGAAGAGACTTTTGCCTCCGCTCAACAGACCCTTGCTACCGGTGGACAAGCTCTTGTTCTCTCAACTCCTAACGGTGTTGGTAACTGGTTCCATAGAACATGGCAGAAAGCAGAGACCGGAGAAAATACCTTCGTACCAGTTAGACTACCTTGGACGGTACATCCGGAGAGAAATGAAGCTTGGAGAGAGCAGCAAGATGCAGACCTAGGCCCCAGACTAGCAGCTCAGGAATGTGACTGCGATTTTCTATCTTCCGGAGATACTGTATTTACCTCTGAAGATCTAGCATTTTTCGAAACAACAAATATTATCGAACCCAACGAAAGACGTGGTATCGACGGTAACCTTTGGGTATGGGAATCACCCGACTATACTAAAGACTATATGGTAGTAGCTGACGTTGCTAGAGGAGATGGAGCAGACTATTCTACCTTTCACGTATTTGATGTAGAAGAAGCACGACAGGTTGCTGAATATAAGGGTAAGTTATCCCCTAAGGATTTCGGTAACGTATTAGTAGCCATAGGCTCAGAATATAACGATGCTCTGCTTATAGTAGAAAATGCTAGTATTGGATGGGCAACTATAGAGCAGATATTAACTAGAGAATATCGTAATTTATACTACTCTTCTAAATCTAATATGGAGACAGTAGAGTCGTATATGAGTAAATTTGAAAACGATAGATTAGTTCCCGGCTTTACCATGTCCTCTCGTACCCGACCTCTGGTTGTAGCTAAGATGATGGAATACGTAAGAGATCGTTCCGTTACTATCTTCTCTAAAAGATTAGTAGAAGAGATGAGAGTATTTATATGGAAGAACGGAAAAGCTCAAGCCCAAGTAGGTTATAACGATGACTTAATTATGGCTTTTGCGACAGGGTTGTATGTTAGAGATACTGCTCTTAGATTAAGACAACAAGGGATGGATTTAGCTAGAGCACAGTTATCATCATTTAACAGCTTAAATCAAAGAAATCCCTCAGTAATAACTACCAGGACCCATATGGATAATCCTTACTCTATAGAAACAGGATACGGTAAGGAAGACATCTCCTGGCTCATAAAATAAACATATTTATATAAAAAATAATCTGATGGCAGATACCTCATTATTTTCAAGACTTCAACGACTTTTTTCTACGGATGTAGTAGTCCGTAACGTTGGAGGGGACCAGCTTAAAATAGCTGATGTTAATCAGATACAGACTACGGGAAAGTATCAAACTAACGCTCTGTTAGATAGATTTTCTCGACTCTATATCTACAATAACAAAAACATCTTTAATCCGAATCTTAACTACCAGACTCTTCGGATTCAGCTGTACTCTGATTATGAGGCAATGGATACAGATCCTATCATTGCATCAGCATTAGACATCATTGCGGACGAGGCGACTCTTAAGAATGACCAGAGAGAGATCCTTTCGGTAAGATCATCAGATGAAAACATTCAGAGAGTACTTTACAATCTGTTTTACGACGTACTTAATATTGAGTTTAACCTTTGGTCATGGACTCGAAATATGTGTAAGTACGGAGACTTTTTCCTTAAGTTAGAGATCTCAGAAAAGTTTGGAGTATACAATGTACTTCCCTACACCGTATACCATATGGTTAGACGAGAAGGTGAAGATCCAAATGAACCAGCTAAGGTAACATTCCAGATTGATCCAGACGGATTAGCGTCTTCTCAAGATCCTAACTATATTCCTAAGTCTAATAAGAATATAATTCACTTAGACAACTATGAGGTAGCTCACTTCCGTTTAATTTCGGACACTAACTACCTTCCGTACGGTCGCTCTTATTTAGAGCCTGCTAGAAAGATATATAAACAGCTCACCCTTATGGAAGATGCGATGTTAATTCATCGTATAATGAGAGCACCTGAGAAGAGAATGTTCTACATTAACGTAGGAAACATTCCTCCTGCTGAAGTTGAGCAGTTCATGCAGAAAACAATCAACGAAATTAAGAAAACTCCTTACGTTGATCAGCAGACAGGTCAGTATAACCTACGTTTTAATATGCAGAACATGATGGAAGACTTCTATCTTCCAGTCCGAGGTAACGATACCTCTACTCGTATTGAAACAACTAAAGGACTCGACTACGACGGTACGCAGGACGTAGAGTACTTACGTGATAAGATGTTTGCTGCTCTTAAAATTCCTAAAGCATATTTCGGATATGAAGGAGATTTACAGGGTAAAGCAACTCTTGCAGCCGAAGATATTCGTTTTGCTAGAACGGTGGAGCGTATTCAGAGAATCATGGAATCAGAGCTTACTAAAATTGCTCTTGTTCATCTTTATTCTCAAGGCTTTAAGGGGGAGTCCCTTACTAACTTTGAAATTAACCTCACAGTACCGTCAATAATTTACGAGCAGGAAAAAATTGCCCTACTAAAAGAGAAGATGGATTTAGCAGATCAAATGATCTCGTCTAAACTATTTCCTACTGATTATGTGTACGATAACTTATTTGCTGCTTCTGAGGACGAATATACCGAATATAGAGATCTGGTGAGAGAAGATGCTAAGAGAAGCTTCCGAGTTACTCAGATTGAAAACGAAGGTAATGACCCAGCACTATCCGGTACGTCCTACGGAACACCTCATGATCTAGCATCTCTATACGGTAGAAGATCAGTAGATAATCCTAAAGTACCATTAGGATACGGAGAACCTAATCCGGAAGGTAGACCTAGGGAGAAGTTTTCTATGTTAGGTACTCAAGATGATCCTTTAGGAGGAAGAGATAGATTAGGTGTTCACGGTATGAAAGGCGGATACCCGAGCGATAATGATAATGTGAACGAAGGTCCTACAAAAGCTCAGACCGTATTGCTGAAGAATCCTGACATTGAAAACATAGGGACAAAAAAGAAATTAGTATTTGAAAAGACGGAGAAGAAGAAGAGCAGCCTCTTAGACGAAACTAATATAAAGGATTTAGAAGACTAATCGATATTTATATATAATTCACAGTACGAATTTGATGAAAATCAAGCATAATAAATTTAGAAACACTGGTCTCATTTATGAGCTGCTGGTAAAGCAGATAGCATCTGATGTCCTATCTATGAAGGAATCAAAAGCTATTTCTATTCTTAAGAAATTTTATACAGGCAACTCATTCCTAGTTAAAGAATTTAGGCTGTATGATTTTATTTCTAAAAACAAAGGAATAAATCAAATTAAAGCGGAATCAATTCTTTCTACAATTACCGAAATTTCAAGAAAATTAGATCAAAAATCTCTCAAGAATCAAAAATACGATTTAATAAAAGAGATTAAACAGCACTACGATCTTAAAGAATTTTTCTCCATTCCAGTTAGAGATTATAAGCCCCTTGCTGCTCTTTACTGTCTCCTAGAAGCACAGAATAATACAGAACTTATTGATCCTAAAGTACTGGTAGATAACAAGGTAACTATTCTCGAACACCTTACTAGTACTCCTCAAGACTCAGATGAAGTTAAAGATACTTTGATTGAGGAATTTTCTAAGTACGATAAGGATCTACGGCTTCTTACATACAAAATTTTATTAGAGAACTTTAACGAAAAGTACAAAGACCTTCTACCCTCACAGAAAAACGTTCTGAGAGAGTTTATCACTTCAGTCTCCTCTACAGCTAAATTAAGAACATTTGTTAATGAGGAATTAGAGCAAATTGTGCTTAAGATTGAAGCAGGTATTCAGCGGATAGGTAATGAAGTAGTCAAGATCAAGTTAAATGAAATTGTAAAAAATATCGAACCTTTATCTAACAAAGAAAGAGTTGACGACTCCATTCTTTCTAATCTCATGCAATACCATGAACTAGTACATGAGTTAGAACAGATAT